CATCTGCCCGCCCGCGCTCGTACGCCTCTTGCGTGGGTGACTTTGCGGGGGCATTAAACGCCTCGATCATACGCATGCGATCGTAGTCTTTCACCGCCGCCTCCAAATGCCCACGTAGCCGCCACCAAGGCCGCTGGCACTTGGTGACCAGCGGGACTCGCGGCGCATGTCCCTCGCATCTTGCCTGTCGATGGCGGCGGACAAGCTGCCATGGCCATGTCTTCCGCGGTTCAGCATCATCGCCATAATTTCCTTTTCCTGTCGCAGGTGCTCTGCCCAGCGCTCCTCGGGGGAGGGCTCGCTTGTCTTTGGTGGCTCAATGTTGTTGCACATTTCCGTGTGGCGAGCGGGCAGGGTGCAAAATGTGTTCTTGCCGCTGCGGATGACCACGTATCCGCATATGGGCCCCGTCGTTGGCTTCTCTTCCTCGGGGCCGCCGAGGTAGGTGATGGTGTATTTGGTGCTGCACGCCAGCGCGCCATTTTTGACGGGGACGGGAAATTCATTGTTTGTAAAGGCGTTTGGCTTTGCCACAACTGTGTGTTCGCAACCGGTCCTCGTCCTCACCCGCATCCCTGGCTTCAGGAGCTTCGGGTCGGTGACGATGTCACCGGGTTTTAGTGCCGGCGTGGCTGGGGCGGACGGATCCTCACGCGGGAGGCGCTCAAAGGTCTCCTCTCCATCGAGCCCCCTGTTGTCGATTAGCCGCCAGCTGGCTTCGATGCCCGCTTCAGGGAAGTTGTTTTTTCCCGACGATATCACCCTGCACCATCGTGAGCACTCGCCGTATTGAGATGGCCCCAGCACCTCTAGGACCATGCCGCTGCTGCGCGACCGAAATTTGTCCCCAACCTTAATGTCCGCGTGTGCAGCCTCCGCCTCCTCGCGCGGGAGGCGCTCGGCCGGGATGTGTTCCCAGGTGTCAGACCATCGATCTAGTGTAAACGCTCCCATTCCATTTTCGTCGCGGTACAGCCTATAGCCGCCCGAGTCTAGCTCGCTGGTCGCCTCCCACGTTTCCCCGGTGACCCTGTGCCTGAACTTATCCCCTATCTTAATGTCGCTCATTGCGCCCCCTCCTTCTCCAGTCTCCGTTGCTCTCTGAATTTCCTGATCTGTGCTTTAGGGATGTCCCGGTGGTCTTTGCACACCATGCCAAATATCGGAGCCGCAGTATTTTTGCACCCGGGGACTGGGCAGTATTGCTTTGGCAGCTTTCTCTTAGGCCTCAACGTTTGCCCATAAAACACACCCGCTACACGAGGGGTGAGCTGTGGCGTTGGCGGGGGCACTGGCATAGCCGTAAACGCATTGTGGGGCAGCCCTGGGGCGCCCTGCCCTGGCGCCTGCACCTGGGCCCTAATAGCGTCTAATGTCTCTCTAAGGCGCTCTGTATAGTTAGCCTCGATAGCGGCCGTAAGCTCCCTCGTAAAGTTAGCTATGATGTCGTGGATGCTGAGTCTGTCATTTGGCATTAGCGTTACCTCCGGTTGCTATTCTGCCTATACCTATGCTTTTACGCAAGGTCTAAATCTTCTGTAATTTCAGATAACAGTAAAATATGTCAGTGGTACACTCTTGACACGCAATCTTTTCATAGTGGATAATATACTTAACGCGTGCGCGGGTCAGAGCTGAGGCTATCGCAGATAGCCGAAGCAAGAGGCAACCACAGGTTGCCGGTAGCCCTAAGCGCTGCTTGCGCGCGACGCCGCTCGGTACTGGGCTTCCCAGAGAGCGCAAGCGAACACCAACCGTCCGGGCCCTGGGATAGGCAGTAGGTTTGATGGCCGCTTTTGGTGATGGGTGTGCCGCTAAGCTTTGCTTAGCTGGCCCTGCAACCTTGAGTGACGATTCCGGTAGCTGCGTCAATGTTGGCGGGCTATAATGCTGACTATGGGCAAGCGAGTCTCCGGGCGGAAGCGGAAGACTAAGAGCATTAAGGTGGACTGGCCGCCCGAGACGTTCGCCAGGTTGATTCAGGATGGCTTAATACGCGTGCTATCAGCGGAATTGACCCCATTGGGCGAGCAGGCGGTTAGGGACTATGTGAACGCGCTAGAGGCCACTAATGGCCGGTAGCTCACAATCAATCAAAGACCGCGCGATGCATAGGCTTACCATGCGCCAGGTCGCAAATGGCCTTGGCGTTACCTGGCGTACTGTTAAAGCCTGGATTAATAGGGGCTGGCTTAGCGCCTCGAGGCCCGGCAATGGCCGCGTAGTACTGATTAGGCGTGCTGCTATTAGGCGGCTATTACGAGAACACCCGGAGATAGCTATGAGGACTGGGTTTAAGGGGCTGTGATGGGTTGCGATGGCTGCGGGCTACTGCACATTGCAGGTAATTGCCCATGGGCGGAGGATGAGCAGCCGGAGGCTGCGAAGCCTGTGTCGCTGTACGGGGCCATTGTTGGTTGTAACGTTGTCGTCTGCATGGACTGCGGCGCTTGGCATGACTGTGATCCGGGGTCTAGCGAGATGGGCGAGGATGTATTAGCTGCCGCCCGTAAGGTCATGGATGACCATGCAGATGCGTTTAAGGCGCTGGCTAATGGTGCGCTGGATATGGTGCAGGGTGATGCGAGGAGGACGATGAAGGGCGAGAGGAGGACGTCGCAAGCGCCACATGCATCCAGGTCCCAGAAACATCGCTCTGCAAATTCAGCGCCAACTACAGAGCAGGCGAAATCCCCACACAGCCCCACTGAACACAAGCGCAGCGCTGGCAGGGCCAAGCGCAAGCGCAGTACTAAGCGTGCGTAATCATTGGTGCGCGTCGTATCTGTGTTGTGGAACATTGATAGTCTGACTGTAGGTGCTGCGTTGCTCATTGGCACGTGGATTGCTTAACTCGCAGATTGACCCGGGGGGTCTGCGTAACCCACATATACCCCCGGGTGGGGGAAAGTGCGGCGACAAAAACGCTATCGGCTCACTGTGTCCACATGGGAAGGGTCAGGCAGTCTCTTGGCTCACCGCGTAGAACCTGGCCAAGTATTCAGCAGCGGACGCGCAGCGATTTACACAGTTACGCAGATTCCCGATCGCTAGGTTACAGCTAGAGCACAGCAGGCCCCGGACAATACCGGTCTGGTGGCAGTGGTCGATAACCAGTTCCTCGGCTGTGCCACAGATGGCGCATAGTCCATCCTGGGCCTTACTCATTCCCGTGTACTGTTCTTCGCTAAGGTCATATTGCTTCAGCCGTCGAAGCAGGCGCACCCGGTCGATACAAGCCCGACATTTGCGCCGCTTACCAGGGGCCTCAAGCGGAGTTTGGCACGCCTCGCAAACGCGAACGCCGCCCACCCTGGACTTGACCTTTTTCAAATGGTTACATCGCAAAGAGCAAAATCGCGCCCTGAAGGCCTGGAATTGTATGCCACAGGTTTCGCACACAAATGTTTTCTTTGGGCGCCTAACATACCACGCATACTCACCCTGCCGCCTGCATGGGACCGAGCAGTACGTGCCGGCAATAAACTGGGTCTTAAACCCCGCGCCACACACCTTGCAGGTTTTGTCAAAAACATCTGGCACCGCATCGCCGCGGTTCACATGTTCCATAATTAGCGCCACGTACTCCTGTCGACGGCGCTCCCGTGCCCTGTTTTTGCAAGGTTTCGAACAGTAGGCGGCGCCACCGTTAACCTCGGCGCTGCATTCCTTGCACAGCCTCACCCTTCTTCCCTGTCTCCTCTTCGCGTGTTAATATTAACATAGAATTACCAAATGGACGCCGCTAAGTCCCTTCGCATCGAAGCGTACATGGCCCACCTGAACATGTACGAGCAGGCAGAGCGCGAATGGGGCGCAGGGGACCCCCAGTGCGAACGTTGGTGGCGCCGGCTGCAGGAAATGGACGCCCGGCTCACCCGCCATGACAAGAAGCTCATCGAACAGATGCTGGCAGAACGGGACGCCAAGCGGGCGGCAGATGCCGAAGAAGGCCGAAGGTTCGCCCAGATGGTCAGGGAACGCCTTAAAGAGGACCAGGAATGGCGCGAGGGGCGCCCTTCGGGGCCCCAAGAGCGCAAGGTAGTAGGAAAATAGGGGTGCACCCGCGGGTGCAGTCCCCCTGACGCCTTAAAAGTGAGCTAATTGCTTCCGATGCAGTGTGATAATTGTAACTTGAAGTAATAAATTGCGCACCCGAGAATATTTCTGCTACTTATGCGCCTGCCGATTGGAGGAGCCGCCGGCGCTCGTGGGTGAGCCGACGTTGTGCGGGGACTGCTTAGAAGATTTGGATAACGACTTAGTGATCCGGGAGCTGTCCCGTGACGAAAAGACGGACCCTGGGGTGGGTCCATACGTAAAAGTGAGGGGAATTTGATGGGAATGAATCGTCGGGGCTTTTTAGGGGTCGTTGGGGCGGCTGCCGTTGCGCCGAAGGCGGCATTTTCTGCCCCACGTGATGATTCGGCGTACCTCCAGGGGCTGATTGATAAGGCGGCCAAATCAGACCGGCGCGTTATCATGCCACATGGGACATTTTATCTGCACAGGGGGCTAACGTTCCCCCCTGGCAATTGGTACGTGTCTGGTAGCGGCTCGAAACTCATTGTTCACTGTGACGAAGCAGCGCTGATGTTCACCGGATCTAGCACAGTGCACTGTTCGGGCTTTTGGTTCGAGTTGGCGGCGCCTACCAGTTGCGCCGCGATTTTGATGAGGGGTTAAATTTGAAGTACTTACAGCGAAGTTTTAGCGTTGGCCTGGGATCGGATGACTATAACGGCAACTATGACGCCGTTTTCGGTCGCCAAAAGGCGGTCTGTATGGGCTGCCACGGCGAAATTAGGCTAAAGGAAGGCGAAAAGGCTGTTATGCTGTGTTACGGTTGTGAATTAGAGGCCCAGGAAAAAGATGGCAAATAAACTGGCGTCGAAGGTATCCGAAGCAATGAGGAAACGTGCCCTTGGCATCCGCCAGGCCGTGGAGAACCGGGCTTGGGACATCGGCCAAGGGGCCACCCCAGCAGAGCGCCTCGAGTATGATTGGCTAATGCAATGGGCCGGAGAGATTGAGCAGGCGGTGGTCGATGAAGAGAAGCAAGAAAAACAGCAGCCGAGACGGCCATGACCATCATAGAGGCATTTCGCGCCGCTAAGGCGACCGGGAAAATGCCGGCCAGGGGCAGACGGCTCGACCAAGGCCTAGCGCTAGCATGGGGCGAAATCTATGAACCCGGCATTGGCCACTTCATGGCGCAAGCATGGAGGCCTAAGATCGAAGATATCCTCGCTGACGATTGGGAGTTGGTGGAGCCATGACCAAGCACAGCCCGGGGCCGTGGCAACCGACCGAGGAGCAGATTGAAGATGTGGCCATGGCCATCTTCCACACGGGCGGCGGGGCGATAGAGTGTGCCCGCAGGGCCTGGCCCATCATCGCCGCCCAGGTGCTAGAGGCGGCGGCGAGGGAGCTTGATGTTGAGGCGGATGCCTGTGAACGGGTGACCAGAGAGGCCTTACTTGACGGGCCAAACGTCGACGGCGTGTGCACCGGGTGTCTTACTCGCTCGGCCCCTAAGACCAGGGCCATGGCCGCGCGCATCCGGGCGATGAAGCCATGACCGGGCGTAAGATGTGCGAGTATGTCTGCCAGTGGCTACAGGAAAAGCACGGCAAAACCGTAGATCCGGACGTCCTTTGGAACGCATCGCCAACAGGCGAGCTGTGGCACGTATGGGAGCTTTACGCGCAGGCAAGGCGCGAGATGGGCGATCCACTCCCTCCCCCCTGTGGTGGATGTGGCTCACTTGTTCTTGGCGAACACCACATTGATGGGTGTACTGGCGTCAGGGGTACATCCTAGCAATATTCGTGCCACCGTGTTATATATAATATACGGTGGTGTCTTCCGAAGATCGCGCCATGCGCCAGGCGCGAGTTACACGACAGACGCGACACGAGAAAGCGCGGCGCATCGAGGGGCGGTGTGGGTACGGCGGTTGCCAGGCGCAGTCTGGTGACGCGTACTATTGCCAGCAGCATTTAGTCGTTAAGGCCGCCCAACGACGTCGCTGGCGCAAACAGCGCCTGGCCAGGGGCTATTAGTGGCCCGCAAGGTTTCAGCGGCAGAGCGCCGCGAACGTAACGAGCGCGCTCTACGTACAATAATCTCTAACGCCCAGTTACGGGCGGCCAGGTCTGTTGCTGGCTTGTTTAAACAGCCTGGCGAAGAGGGGTACAACCCCGACGCCGCTGTTGCCTGGAAGGATGCAACCGTAGCCACCCGCGCGGCCCTGCGCATGGTGGAAGGGACGATGGCAGCGGAGGCCCGCAAAGATGCGGCCGCTGCTGCGCCCAAGGTCTTGGGTGTTGTTGTAGTCCCGCAGGCGGCAGCAAGCATCGCCGAATGGGAGGCTAAAGCGCAGGCCGCGCTAGGTCCGGTAATCGACGTCAAGGCGGAGCCAACGGAGGGCGGCGATGGAGAGTAACGACGTCACCGATGCGCCGTTCTTTGAGACGCTAATTGATCGGCTTGATGACATCCAGGCGATGCACATTAATAGCCGCGATTTAGAAAGCCTTATTATTAAGCTGTCTCACGACGTCCACCCGCTAGTTATTGCGGACGCGGCCAACCTGCGCGGGCTAAAGAAAATCGCTACGATGGCCCGGCGCCTGGCCCGCAGAGAGATGGGCCGTGAATAATCTCGCCGGCGCCGACATCGCCTGGAAGCCGCTTCCGGCGCAAGAGCTGGCGATGACCTGCCCGGCCCGCGAGGTGGCTTACGCAGGTGAAAAGGGAGCTGGCAAGTCCGAATGGCTGGCCGCGTGCTGGTTCCCGCTGCTGACGCTCGCGCATAAGAAGTGGCAAGAGACCGGTCGCCCCCAGCATCGTTGCCGCATCATCATTTTCCGTAAGAACATGTCCCACCTAGAGGACTTGATCGCTAAGACCAAGTTCCTCTACCCGCTGTTTGACCCAGCCATGGGCATCGCTGGCTGGAACATAAACAAATCACGTTGGACGTTTTCAAGCGGCGCAACGGTGGAATTCCACCATTTGGACGGCCCCAATGACCATCTCGGCTACCACGGGCAAGAGCTCGTTGGTATCGGCTTTGACCAGATAGAGCAGACCGAAGAACACGTCTATCGGTTCATTATCGCCAACCTTCGTTCCGGCGATTCCGACTACCACGCCAACCGCATGGTCAGGTGTACGGCAAACCCGGGCGGCTTCGACTGGATTATCCCGTACTTCCACATCGACCAGTGCCCCCAGGGCGGCAAGGTCTTTGTCGACAAGATCACAAACAGCGACGGCTCGGTGCACGAATACACCCGCTGTTTCATCCGCGCCAAGTTGCGGGACAACAAGCACCTGCCGGCTGACTACGAAGCACAGCTAAGGGCCACGCTCACCGAGGATGAGGTGGCGATGTTCCTGGAGGGCGACTTCTTCCGGGTGGCCGGCAGCTATTTCAGCAAGTTTATTCGCCCGAAGCTGCACTTCCAGAAGTCGCGCCCCCTGCCCTCTTCCTATGAATGGCGGTATGGGATTGACTGGGGCTCGACAAACCCGGCCTGCTGGCTTCTCGCCGCACGTGATAATGACGGCACGGTCTATATCGTCGATGAGCTTCATCGGCCAGGTATCAGCGGCCGCCACTTTGGCGAACTTCTCGCCAGGAAATTCGCGAATCAAAACTGGTGCGAAGATAAACACTTTGCTGTCGATGAACACTGGGGCGTCATCGATAAGCAGGCGCTCGATAAAGACAACGGCGACGCCACGGCAGGCGCTGGGATTATGGAATGCGGGTTCCGCCTATTCCCGGCACAGAAGAACCGGGAGGCCGGATGCAACCAGCTTAAGGAGCGATTCCTGCTTAACGCTGATGGCTCCCCTCGCCTTGTCGTTTTCGAGGACCGCTGCCCCAACCTTGTTCGCGCGCTAAGCGCCATCAAATCACAGGCACCGAAAGACCCGGAGGATTACGAGGAGCATTCGCCACACTCTCACGCCGTAGATGCCCTGCGCTTCGTACTGATGGAAATGCCGGTGGACACCGTTAGCCCGAAAGACCCGCGGGACGTTGAAGTAGAGCGCTGGTTGAAATACATGCGCGACTCTCAGCGGGCGAAGCAGCCGACGGACCGATACACCACTACGACCGGGTACGGCGACTAATGCTTATAACACTCGGCGCTAAACGCCCGCAGGTCGAGGCGATGAACCCGGACGCAAAAGAAATTATTCCGGGCGAGCGCCCGCCATTGATCAGCCCGCATTGCTGGCAATGCCAACTGCCTGTTGAGAGGTTCACGCTCGATTTCATCTCTACCCCTTTCTATTTGTCTGTTCAGTTTCAGTGCCACGGCCGCACGGGCGGGACAAAGATCCCAGCCGAGGAGGCCGTCTACAAGTCGCGCAACGGTGGCGTTATTTGGGTGTTCACCGAATCGTCAGCGCGACCAATTAGCAACCCGAGGTTAGCTTATGGCCGAAGATAGCGAGTTTACCGAGCCCAAGAGCGGGCTCGATGGCAGCGGTGACAATTCCCGCGGCGCCTTTGTCAGCGTAGGGAAGAAAACCCGCCGTCCGCCCACTGCAGAGGCCGGCCCATCGGAGGCGACGAATCTTGTCTCTCTGTTCAGTAAAAAAGAACAGGAGCAGATGGCGCAGAAGGTTTTCGATAACTACGTCGCCGACGTTCGTAGCCGCGCGCCTCGGATGAAGAAGTGCAAAGAGTTCATCGAATTCTATGCATCGGTGATGAAGGCCAAGTCCTTCCCGTTTAACGGGGCGGCGAACGTCAATCTCCCTATCCTCGCGCAGCCCGTTTTACAGGTACATGCACGCCTATACGACATGGTGTGGCCTGAGAACGGGAAAATCCTGTACTCCGCGCCTACGGACATCTCGGACATGGGGCGCGCTATGGCGACCGAGAAGTTCGCCAATAGCTACATCAGAACCAAGATGCCGGAAATGGGCACGGGTCTGGATGACACCCTGGCTCAGCTGTGTATTTTCGGGAGCGCCTTTCGCCGCACGTACTGGAACAGCTACGAGCAGCGCGTTTGCAGCGACTGGATCCCGATTGAAGATTTTGTCGTAGCACACGGCCACAGGTCGCAAGACCCGAGCATGCGTGACGTCCCCAGGTACACCCTCGTCCAGCATATGACGGTTTGGGACCTAATGATGTACGGCGCCGAGGGCATTTTCGAAAATGTCGTCGGGCTGCGCGCGGAGGATTCGAATGAAGACGGCGAAACGGCGTCGGAGCTCAAAACGACGCTCGAAAAAGTCGACGGCCGCACGGGCGGAGAATCGGGAGACGACGACGCAACCCGAATGGTGTTGGAACAGCACTGCGTTTGGCGAATGCCTAATCGTCCCGGGAAACATCCGGCTTTTGACGGCAAGCCCCACTACGTCATTGTTACCCTCGATGAGCCCTCTAAGCGTGTTCTCCGCGTCGTATTACGTGAGGAAGATGATCCCGAAGACCTGAAACGCTACAACAAAGAACTAGCGCAGATTAAGGACTTCCAGATCAAGAGCGAGGGCTTCGCCCGCGAGCAACAGGCGCGAACCACAGTCCTTGAAGTTGCCGCCGCGCAGGGCTTGCCGCCTCCGAAGCTGCCTGAGCTTACCGCCCCGGTCGCTCCATTTGGCGTAGATAAAGAAGGCGCACCAGTAGAGCCAAAAAAGCCGCGCCAGCGCCAAATTACGTTCTTCACCCACTACCGTGCCTTCCCGTCCGAGGGCTTCTACGGCCTCGGGTTCGGCGACTTCCTGATGCCGCTGAACAAGGCGGCGAACACGCTGCTCAATCAGCACATTGACGGTGTCACGTTCCGCAATGCGAAGCCTGGGTTTATTTCCCGCCAGCTGCGCACGGCACGCGGGAATCAGTATGTTCGCCCGGGCGAGTTAATCGAAGTCGACGCCCCGCCCGACGCTCTTAGCAAGGGAATCGTATGGCTCGATCCCCCGCTCAATGACCCGACTACGGTGAGCCTGGTTAACCTGATTTCGGGCGCCGCTGAAAAGCTAGCCGGTTCCAGTGACATCATGTCCGGCGCCACGTCAGGCGCGAACCGGACGGCGAAAGAGATCCAGATCCTCAATGCGCAGCTGATGAAACAAATCAGCGTGCTTGCCCGTCGGGTTAAGGAAGCCTTTAAGCACGAGCTCGATAAGATTTGGCGTTGCTGGGGCGTGTTCTTGCCAGAGGACCCGGAGCCAACACCTGTACAGGGCGAGGGAGGCCGGCCGGAAGAGGTGATGATTAGCCGGCAGATGTTCGTGCCCGACGCCCGGGTAATGCCCGCCTCCGACCCTCGGATGAAGTTCGAGAAGGTTGAAGAAAGCATGCAGGTATTCGGCGTTGTCATGAACAACCCGATGCTCATGCAAAACCCGATGGTCTTGCGTGCAGCGACCGAAGAGGTGCTGCGGGCGCACGATGCCGAGCATTTGGTGGGCATGATGGGGCCGCCGCCCGGGCCGCCGCAACCTCCCCCGCCCGCACCGCATTGGGAAGAGGAAGCGGGATGGCTGCGAGAGCAGGACCATCCGGTGCATCCGGCCGATGACGACGACCAGCATACGCAAATGCACATGGCGTTCCTGCAATCGCCATCGGCGCAAATGATGAGTAAGACGGGGCGGGATATGGCGGAGCGCCACTTGCGCTTTCACCAGGCGCAGGCACTGGAGAAGCGCGCGCAGGCACTCCAGGGCCCGCCGATGGGACCGGGGGTGGGGATGATGGGGGGAATGGGTGGTTAGCAATATTCCGGAATTTCTTCGACTTAAACAAGCGGACCATGACGAAGCGAGAAACCTCCCGTATGTCCGCGCGCTCGTCGATTACCTGAGTTACGAAATTAATTGTGGGAATAACGCCGCCCTGCTGTATGTCGGCGAGCGCAATCACGACCGTGCGTATTACGCAAGGGCTAAAGCCGAGGCGTTGGAAGAGCTGTTTTTCAGGATGCACCTGAAAGATCCGCCGGAGCCGGAAGCGGAGCCGGAGTTTGTCGACGAGGCAATGCCGCCGAGTCTGTTGAAGGGGAGTGGGGATGCTGGGACCGAATGAACTACCGTTTGCCGCTGTTGGCGAGAGATGCCTAATCAAAGCAGATCCTGCAAAGAGATTTTCTGCAGGTGGCCTTGCGCTGCCCGCGGAGTCTCTACTTAGGCCATTCAGCGGCCAGATTATCGATGCTGGCCTGCAGGCGCGCGATAAGCTTTACGACAATGGGCTAGCCGTTGGACACCGGGTCTTTTACGGCAAGTTCGCGGGCGTAATAGAGGAGTGGGACCACGTCATCGAGGGCGACCACACCCTGCCCGATGATCAATACGAATGGCGGCGGATTCCCTCTGAACCAGACCAGCCGACTAAATACAAATGCGACAAAACCGGGGCGATCCGTGTGATTCAGCCGCTGGTGCTTATCAACGTTGACGACATTTTGGGTTCCGAAGACCTGTCTCATCTCTTGGCAACCGGAGCCCTGAGATACGAATTCGGCAGAACTGAAGATGGACGTACGCAACATGTGCTTGAGAGGAATGTGTAATGGGATTTCTTAGTGATGGCGGGGGCGCGAATATTGAGGCGCTAGAAGATAATACGGAAGCAACGGCGCAGACAGAGGAGTCGGTACAGCAAGAGGCGGACGAGGAGCCCGCGGTAGCGGTAGAGCCACCGAAGGGCGAAAAGGTCCAGCTGCCCAGCAGGCGTCAGCGCGCCGCCCAGCGGAACGACGAGCTGTCGTCTAAGCTGCGCTCGATCGAAGAGACTCTCAATAAGCGAGACGAGGAATACCGGCGTGAGCTTGCCCGCAAGGAGGAAGAACTTAACCGCCTCCGCGGTGGCTTCGATGCTATTAAGCCACTGCTAGAGCGGAGCGCACAGCCGCAGGCGCCCCAGGGGCCGCAGGAAACGCCAGATGACCTGTACGCCAAAGCGCGTAGCGCCTTGGACGCCGGCCGGTTCGACGAATACGAGCGCCTCCATCGCCAGGCGATTAAACTGGAAATCAAACAGGAGCTGGCGCCTAAGCAGGCGGCCTCGCCGCCCGCCGTGCCACAGGCAGCGGGCCCGGTGGCACCCATGGATCCGCGGTTGCAGGTTATTATGACCCAGCACCCGAAAGTGACGATGCACCAGCGGGGATTGGAGCTGGTGACTGTTAAAGACCGTGAGCTTGCCATTATGGGCTACACCGACGGCCCAGAGCGCTGGAAACGCGCGTTTGAATTGGCCGAGGCCTCCATTGGTGGCAGCGAGACACCTCCGCGGCAATACTCCCAGCAAGGGGCCGCTGCGATGGCGGCTGTTCCCACTGCCCGTGGTCAAGCTGGTGCCGGGCCAAAATCACCCGGAGTTACGCTCACTCCAGAGGAAATCCGCTGGGCCAAATTAGCCGATATGTCATTGGAAGAATACGCAAAAACTGTTGCGGAATTGCACCCCGAACGCGTTGAACAATAAAGCGTCAGGGGTACAGGCTATACAAAGCAACACAATCTGATATTATTAACGTAGGACATTATTCCCCTGCTGGCCGCTGGGCCGGCTGCGGTGCGTCCTCTTTGATCCCCCGCTGGGTTTGTTCCCGAAACAGCGCGGTGAAGCAGGGAGCAGAGGAAACACGCACGCATGGCCGATAGAGAGGAAAAGGGGAAGGTCGTTCCGCCGCGCAACAACTTCAAACCGAAGCCGGTTCTGAAGAAAGCGACCATTACTGACCAAGAGGGCGCCAAACCCGGCTACGTCCGTAAATGGTTCGTTAAAGACAACCCCAAGCATCCGTCTTATTACGAGCGGAAGCTTGAGCGTTATGCGGTTGGTGACCCGGTGGTTGGGCGTTATTGGGTAGAGCCGTGGACCGTCGTACGCCGTGATGAAGCGAAGCCCGGCGACAAACGCGACGATGACACGAGCGGCTTGGACTCAGCGCTAACCCACGGTGACCTAGTCTGCCTTGAAACGACCGTAGAGAACTACGCCGTCATCGAAGAAGTCGAGCGCATGCAGGACGAGCAAAAGGCGAAGCGAATTCGCCGGGGCGACTCCGAGCAGGTTTCCGGCGCTTCCTACAAGTCCCGCGTTGGTCGTGGCGACCAGTTTGTTAGCCACAGAGATCTTCTTAATAGTCCGCAGGAGTAACTTAACAAATGCCTAACGTTATGCACCCGGGGTTTGCCCCGGTGCGCGTTAAGGGCGGTGGCACTGTCACCTATGCCCGCAAACGCGTTCTTTCTAACAACTCTACGGCAATCGCCCTTAACGATTGTTGTGCAATTGCCGCCGGCGGCGACCTGGTTGTTTCGTCCAGCGCCACTGCTGCCGTTGCTACCGTTTCTGGCGGCGCCAGCTACGTCAACAGCAACAGCGAGCGCGTTGGTGCCAAGAACCTGCCCGCCAGTACCACCTATAGCGGCACGACCGTTGACCCGGTGAATGCTTCTTACATCTTCGCCGTTGACAACTTCGATCAGACCTATCACCGCGCCTCGATTGATGAGGCCGTGGCCCTGACCGACCTTAACCTGAACTACAAGATCGTTCTCGGTACCGCCGTTAACGGAATTTCTCAGCACGAGCTGGATGCTACGAGCCGGGCGACCACGAACACTGGCCTCCCCTGGCGCGTGACTGAGTTCGTCTTTTCCCCTGACAACGACGTCGACGCGGCTGATGCCCACGTTTTCTGTCTCATTAACCTGGGCATGATCGAGCCCGCCGCCTCGCAAGAGACCGGTACTTAATTCGGAGTTTTTTAGACTATGGCTCTTTCAACTGCACAGCTTTGGGGCGGCGTAGAACCCGTCGTCCGCAAATTTTATGGTCTCGAGCGACATCGCAAGAAACCCGTCTACAAGAAAATCTTCAAGACGACCAAGGGCAAGGAAGCCGTTCGCCATTCGATGGAAATGGGCGGCCCCGGCCAATTGTCACTGAAGACGGAAAACGGCGCAGTTTCTTCGCTCTCTATCCGTCAGGGTCCGAACAAGACCTGGAACTACGACTTGTATGCCGGGGAAATCACCCTGTCGTATGAGTTGGCCCGTGATACCCGCATTCGGGAAATTGAGACGACTTCGCGCAGCCTCGGCCGCGCTACGGCGTTGACCCCCGAGAACATCACGGCCCTGTTTCTGGATCGTGCGTTTAACAGCTCCTTCCCTGCCGTTGCGGACGGGAAAGCTCTGTGCGCCACCGATCACCTGATCGTCGGCACGAACGCGTCGACCGGGTCAAACATGCTCAGCGGTGGCCCAGCTCTCAGCGAAACGTCGCTCGAGGACGTGTACACCAACCTGATGAGCATGCCTGGTCCCGATGGCATGATCTCGCCGCTGATGCCCGAGAAGCTGGTTGTTCCGGCCGGCCTCGCGCTGACCGGTGAGAAGCTGACGACCAAGGGCAAGACCCTGGGCAGCGCCTACAACGATCCCAAGGTGGTTGGCCATGACCTGGAACTGGTGGCGAACCCGTTCCTCGGCTCGGCTACTCGCTGGTTCGTTCTGACCGACGCGGTCAACGGGCTGTTCGTGGAATTCGACGGCGACGAAGAAAACTTCATGGAGGACAACTCGGTTACGACTCTCCAGAAGATCTACGTCGCGTTCTTCCGCATGCGGCACGGCTGCGACGATTGGCGGCACGTCTACGGCTCTAACGCCTCGTAAGGAGTTACCCAATGGCAACTCCTGGACTTATTACGAACCACCCTGGGATGATGGCCGCCTTCGGCGCGCCGTTTATCCCTACGGAGTTCATTGGTACCGGCGGGAAGATCTTCTGGGTGGGCAACCGCTCGGGGCTCCCCGCTGGCGACGGTAGCAAGCCCGATTACCCGCTTTCGACGATCAACGCGGCCTTGGCCAAGTGTTCGTCCGGCCGCGGGGACATCGTCTATATCCTGCCCGGTCACGCTGAGAATATCAGCGCGGCCGACGCATGGTCTAGCCTGGTGGCGGGAACCAAGATCATCGGCCTCGGCACCGGGAATGAACGCCCCACGTTCACCTGGACCGCGGCAGCTGGAACGGTGCTCTTTGACGTCGCGAACGTGCTCCTTCAGAACTGCCGGCTCCTCATGGCCGGCGCCCTGGATAGCACCACGGCCCTGACCGTGACGGTTGGCATCCCGGTAACCGCCTCAGGATGCACCCTACGCGGCTGTTATTTAAACATCGGGGTAGACTCAGATCAGTTGACCACGGATGCAATTACGCTGTCCGCGGACGCCGATCAGTTTACGTTGGAAGGCAACTGGATCGAAGCGTACGCGGGGGCGGTTATTACGACCGTTCTTAAGACCACCGCTGGCGGCGCCAACGACCTGCGTGTTCTTAACAACGTTATTACGGCCGAGGTTGCTACAGCCGCTACTGGCGTTCTGCTCGACCTGGATGCGGGCGCTCTTCTGCGGACGCAAATCATCGGCAACCATCTGCACAACCAGACTGCTAACGCTAAATACGTGATGGACCTGCATGCCTCGTCCACCGGTATTATCGATGGCAATCGGTATTACGTGGGTGACGGCGCTACCGGCCCGGCTTCGCTGGGCTCGCCCGTCTGGGGCCTGTCAAAGATCGGCCTCAACTACTGCGTCACGGCAGTAGACGTGTCCGGCATTTTGTGCCCGGCCGCTGACTCCTAATAACTAAACCACCGGGGGCGGGGCTTCGGCTCCGCCCCCAGGGGGCCTTCGATTTCAAACTATCGCAGACCCGTTAGATACACGGAAGGTGAAACGTTAATTGCGTGTTCCGTGTGCGGGTTTCCACAGCTGTATCCGAGTGAACTGCGGCTGTGCGACGACAAGCTTTTTTACTGCTTTCGTCACCGTGAATTTGAAGACGGCAAGACGGAGCTAACCGATAGCCGCGAGCGCGCTTCACAGAAGCCCCGGCTAGACAACGCTAACCCGCCCGTAATCGGGCGCAAACCGAGCTGGAGATAATGGCCCTCGATACATCAGACACATGGGCACAGACTCGGGACGAGATTATTAAGGACGCTTTGGCTAACTTAGGGGTCGTCGGCCCCGATGCCACGCCCTCCGGCCCCTCGCTGCTCCATGCGGCCCGTACACTATCTAGCTTAATTAAATCGCTGGACAGCGAGGGGCAACTTACTTGCCGGATATCGGAGTTTACTAAGACAACGACAGACGGCACGGCCAGTTATGCGCTCGATACCAGCGCATACGATGTAGATGCGCCGATGAATTTCAAGCGCAGCGGCAGCAATGAACGCTCGCTTATTCATCCCATGACTCGCGATGAGTACATGAGCATTGCCGATCGTACGATTGAGGGTGTTCCGTCGCGGTATTACATCGAAAAAAGCATCGACAGCAGCACGCGGGCGGTGCTGACCATGTACCTCTGGCCCGTTCCAGACGCCACCGGCGACACGGTCACATACGCCGCGTTTTCACGGGCAAAGGATGTAGATCTCGGGACGCATAACCCTAGCTATCCACAGCCGTGGATCCGTTGCCTAAAATACGGACTGTCTATTGACCTGGCGCCAACGTATGGGCAGGCGGCTCTGATTCCGGCGTTCAAAGCCATCTTCGATGAAGAGAAGTTCCGGCTACTGAACGCGGACAACGAGAAACAGAACTTAACTTTCGTGCCCTTCGGACTGTAGATGGCCACCACAAGTAGACCTATTTCAGAGCTTGTTGTCGGAATTCGCGACACCTCCGGGGCCGTTGTGGCATCTGGTAAGGCGCGTTTTTACCAGCCAGGAACGCTCGTCGCCCAAAGCGTTTTCAGCGATGACGCTTGTTCGTCGGCGATTACCCAGCCGCAAACGCTAAACGCCGCTGGCCAGGCGACCGTTTACACGCTTGAACCCGTTCGGATGATCGTCAAGGACTCCACCGAGACGACGACCTATTACGACGGCATCGTAAATCTGAACCGCGCTGATGCTGTTTATTTGACCGTATCCGGGATTTCTGGCGGTAACGAGACCACGCTAGAGACGGTCCTTCAAAACGTCTCCTCTTCCTTCGGCTCCGGCTTCCAGTACCTGGCGAACTCCACCGCCACGGCAATGAACGTGAAGGACGCGCTTAACCAAAATCGCGTCAACGTTAAAGCCTTCGGCGCTACCGGCGACGGCAGCACAAACGACTATGCGGCCGTCCAGGCCTGCATCGATTTCGTTGAGTCCCTCGGCGGCGGCATTGTCTATTTCCCATATGGCACGTACCTGCTGAACACTGGGCTGACTATCGACGTGGCCGGCGTATCCATTGAGGGCGCGGGCAAGTCGGCCGCCGTTCTCAAGAACGGCAGCTCTAGCAATACGCTGATTACCTTCAACCCTGGCGCCGCTGGCGACAGCAAGGCGCACATCAGGGACATTGGAATTACCGCCAGCACGACCAGCAGCGGGACTGCGATCCTGGTTACCAATGGCGACAGGATCGAGATTAGCAACGTCCAGGTAGCCTTGCACCGGACGTCAATCGACTGCAATGCGGTTACCGCGGCCCGCGTAGAACACTGTTACGTCGTATCGACCGATGATAACGCTTCATCCATTGGGGTGCGCGTCGGAACCCGTGGCTCTGTCGAGCGCTGCGAAGTGGCCAGCGGAACCACCAACGGAACCGGTATCATCCTTAACGGGTCATTCGCCCGTGCAGACCTGTGCTACGTGGCCAACTGGGCCACTGGCATTAGTATGACCGGAGCGGACTCGGTCGTCCCGATTGCCTTCATTTCCGGTTCTACCACTGGGGTGAGCGTGGGCGCCGTAGCCAGCGTGACCGTCGGCGACGTTCATTACTCCGGCTGCACCACGGATATTAGCGTCAACAGCTCGGCAACGCTGCTGCGTGATATTGGCAGGCACTCAAGCGCCAGCAACAGCGGCGCGACGCCGTTCCCGATTCACATGCGCTTCAAGGCGCCAACGTTTACGTCGGTGACAACCAATAACCCTACTCTTTCCCCGACTCACACGACCGAAATCGTTCAAACGTGGCAGCTCGATAGCGGTGCTGCAGGAACGCCGAGCGTGGCAGCGCCGTCTGGGTCCAATAAGCAAGTTGGCGATGTCATCTGGATTAGTATTCGTAACACGTCCGCTAGCGCCGGTACCCTGGCGCCCAGCTACAACAGCATTTACAAGATGCCGGACGGCTCGACCAACGTCGGCACGACATATAGCCTGACGACCACCCAACACTCTACTCTCGGGTTCCGGTGGAATGGGACCAATTACGTTTTGATTTTCCAAATTTACGGCATTTCTGCGTAATGGCCCTTCTCAAGGTTGACATAGCAGCTGGCCAGGTAAGCGGGGTTGACGATCTCAGCCCCGCCGCCTCGTCTGTCGTTAACTTCCAGGTTGACGAATCCAATGTCATTAAGCCTCGCGCTGGGCTGTCTAGTTACTCGGTTACCGGGCTTACCACCTCCAAGATCATTGGACTGCAACGGTGGAGCTGGTACACGGTCCTGGTCGACTCGGGGCGCTCCTTCCAGGTCATCAGCGACTTCGGTCCCGCGGCGGCGGTTAATGTTTCAGACGGCACCGCCGGGACCAAGTTAGAGGGCACGAAAACACGCGTTACCTGGGTAAGCGGTAGCGACTACGTTTATTGTACCGGTGGCGGCCGCATTCAGCGCTGGACAACTACGCTCCGGAACACCGAGGTCATCAGCGCCTCCCCCACGTGTACGCATATCGCCAGCATTGGCAATTATCTGATTGCCAACGATTCGAGCGCCCCCGACAGCTTCCGCTGGTCAGATATCGGCGAAGGCGCATGGGGGACGTGGCCAGCTGCGAACACAACCACGGCGAGCGCGAGGCCCGATGAAATTAGGGCGATCTACGAAAACGCCAACCGGCTGTTCGTATACGGCGATTCGTCGGTTCAGGTCTACGAAGTCGGCGTCGACCCCACCCTGCCCTTCGACCTAATAGGTTCGAGCGACAACGGCATCGGTGCGCCGTACGCCTGGGCGAAGCTCGATGATCAATGCGCATGGCTTGACCACAGACGTCGCGTTCTCATCGGCGACGGCGTGAGCGGCGAGCATGTGTCACAGGCCATCGACCGCGACCTGCGCGGGCTGACGACCATCAGTGACTGCTTTATGTACCGAGAGGAAAAGGGGCAACACAGCCTGCTGGTTGTTCGCTTTCCGACCGAGGGGCGCACGTTCGTTTACAACATGAAGCGCCAGAGCTGGTCTGAGCGCAAGAAGTACACAGCGCCGTTCCAGGGGGACTACCCGGTCAACGCTTATGTTTATCGGCCTTCTGATAACTCGCACATCGTTGCCAGCACGTCGACGACCGGCGCTCTCTACAAAATTGACGACACGGTCAGCACTGACATTGGCCACCCGCTCGTCTGCGAAATGACCACCGGATGGCAGGAATTCGACACGTCCACCCGCAAGCGATCTAGCCGGATGCGCCTGATGTTCCGCCGTGGCACCGCCGCCCAGGGCGCTACGCCTGGCTCTCTGGAAATTCGCAGACAAGACAACGGCCAGCCGTGGAGCAACTGGGTTCATATCAGCGCCGGCGTTCCAGACGACTACGACACAGTCAAAGATATCTTCGACCTGAACGGCGTGTTCACCCGCCGGCGCTACGGCCTCCGGTGGAGCAATAGCGACAGCATGTCAATCGTTAGCCTGCACGATGACATCACAGACCTAGGGGTACCGTAATGGCCTGGTCTGCGTCGTTTCCTCAGGAGTCTTGGAAGGACAGCGACTCACGCGGCTTCCTGCGCGAAATCCATAAGCGCATCAAATTTGGTTCGTTCACCTGGAATCCGCCGAACTGCGCCGCTAACACGACTACGGACACGACGCTTACGACGTCCGACACCGACGCCGTCGATGGGCTGCGCGCTGGCATGGCGGTATCGGTTACCCCGCCATCGACGCTCGATGCCGGGCTAGTGGTGGGCGGCGCCTGGGTGGCAACAGACAATACACTGACTATTCGCCTTGGGAATCTAACGGCCGGCGGGATTAACCCGGCGTCGGGCACCTGGGCATTTATGGGGACGCTTATTTAGCATGGGCCTAGACGACATTTGGGGCGCGGCCAAAACCGCCTATAGCTATACGCCAATCGGCGCATATCACACTCGTGTCCTGCCATGGGCCGCCGGTCAAATGGACCCGGCTAAGGGCTTTAACAGCATGGCCGAGGCGATGGACCAGGCGTCGCAGATGTCGAGCGATTTCTCCAATACGCAATGGGGACGTCAAATGGAGGGTCTCGACAAGGCCCTCGGTGCTATGTCTCCCAGCGACTCCCTTTGGTATCAAACCTACGGCACACAGCGGCCCGGGGCGATGGAGGAGTATTGGAAACAATACGGGGCGCGCTTCAACGACCCGACGGCCTCCGGCGACGCCCTTAGTCGTTTCGACAATTACATGAAGCAGCCATCCTATATGGAGGGCAGCATGCTTCAGCAGGCGAATCGGTTTCTCGACGGTCGCCTACAGTCTGAGCAAGCCTACGAACGCAGCCAGCAACAGCTGTCCGGTCCGTCGGCGTCGCAGAATCAATACAATCTGTACGCCGGAGCTTACGGCGGACCCGGTGCCGCAGAGTCGTTCTACCAACAGAACGCCGGTAGGTTTAATCAGCCTACGAATACCGCTGACATGTATCGCCGCCTCGGTGCCCAGCTTGAGGGCCCCGGCCGGTCGGAGATGTTCCAGTTGGACGCGCCGTCGACGCTACAGAACAGCCTAGCCGCCGCCCAGCGGTTTGCCTCAGCCGCCACCAATATCGATCGCGGCGAGCAAGAGGCCAAGGGCTACTACCGCGGCGCCAACGATATCAACGATTACTACGCTTCTCAGCGCGGCGCGCTCTCCGGCCCTGGTACCTACGAAAACTGGATTACCAGCGAGCTCTACGGGGTTAACCCGGCGATGGAGATGGAGAAGCAGGAAGGCCTTGCTTCTCTGAATCAGGAACTAGCCCGCCGCGGACACTTCAACAGCGGCGGCGCCGGCGTGGCCCTGGGCAAGTTTCTGGGTACGCACGCCGCTAAGAGCTATGAGAACCGGGCCCAGCGTGCGGCGCAGGCGCAGCAGATGCAGCTTGGCCGCATTGGCACCGGTGCCCAGGTGGCCGGGCAGTCATCCGGTAATCGCCTCGCACAGGGCCAGGCTCTGGCTGGATTCGACGTCAACAGCGAAGCCGCGCGCCTCGGTCGTATGCAGTTTGGCCAGAGTGCAGCCGAAGCGGCGTCGCGCGAGGCGATGGAGGCGCAGAGGCTTAAGCTGGCGGCCGCCGGGCAGGCAGACCAATCGCAATTGGCACGCCTTCAGGGCCTGTCGTCGATGGCCAACACGGCGGATCAGGGGACGCTTGCGCAGCTGCGAGCCCAGCAAGAAGCAGCACGCTCAGCGCAGGAGCAAGAGCTTGCGCGGCTTGCTGGCGGCATGTCGGCCGCTGGGCAGAGTGACCAAAGCCAGCTGGCGCGCCTTCAGGCGCTATTCCAGCAGGGCCAGGGCGTAGACGACGCCAATTTCCGCCGTGGCCAGCAGTACTTCAACATGGGTCAGGCGATGGATCAGGGACAGCTTGCTCGCTATGGCATGCTCGGGCAGCTGTCGCAGCAGCAGGACTCGGCGACCCTGGCGCGGCTTCTGGGCGGGGGCCAATTGGCCGGCATGGCCCAAGGGGCGGAGCTGGATAGGCTTCGCCAAATGTTCGGAACGCGCATGGGCATTGATCAAACGCGCGCTGGGCTTTATGGCGGATTCTATGGCCAGGGCGGGGCCCTTAGCGGACAACCGATGTCAGACGCAATTAACGCCATGGTTAACGCCTCGGAGGCGAGAGCCGGCGGGACAATGGCAAGGCAGGACATGGCCGGGCAATTGCTTGGGATGCTCCTGGGGATGGCCTAAATGGCATATCAAAAAGTACAATTTGGATTCCCCCGTCGGCCAATTGACCTGGGTGCGCCGTCAATCTTTCAGGCAATCAAACAGCGACGCGACGAAGGGCGAGCGGCCGACGAGCGGGTTGCTGCGCAGGCCGAGGAGCGCTTTAACAAGCGCCGGGCTGGCTACACGAATGCCCTTATGCAGGCACAGGCGTTTCTTGACAAGGGTGACATTCAGACCGCCCAGGCGCTTCTAGCGCCGTATGTCGGCGGAATGCAAGAGGTTGCCAGTGGGCCTCCGCCTAGTGCATCGCCGGTTACCCCGGCCGCCCAACCTGTCGCAGGCGGATCCGCAGCCCCGGACCAGCTAGACGGCGGTCGCAGCGTTGGTAGCCCCGGCGAACGAATTCAGTATCCGACCGACACCGAAGAGCCCGAAAGGTCTGTCCCGGCGTTCACCGTTGGCGGGCCCAGTATTGAGCAGCTTATGCAGCAGGCGGCGCCGCTGGGCGCTGCGGTCGCCACCGGCCGGCCACCGGCCGATGCCGTCGACCAAATCCTGTCACAACCAGCTAACCCCATTATGGCCGCGAGACAGGGCCAGCAGGCGCAACGAGCGCGGACTGTCCTGCAATACTTCGACCCCATGGGCAATCGGGTGACACTAGACCCGGAGGCCAGGCGGCAAGAGGCGCTTCGTCGGCAAGACGAGGAGACGAACCGTATCCTTGGCGTGTCGGATGGACTGGCTGATCCAGAGGATCAGAATGTGTATCGGGCGGCTCTGCTGACTACGCGTGACCCGGAGCTGGCGATGAGGATCGTCGAGCAACGCCGGTCGACGCGCGAGGCGCTAAGGGTGAAGGAGCAGGACTACCAGCGGAACCGGGCGGACCGGATTGAGGATCGGGACTTCCAGGCAAAGGAGGCGAAGGAACGGGCCCATATCGCAGCCTCGGCCGCCAGGGCGCGGCAGAATGATAAGCCACTAACCGACCCGGAGCGCAAGGCGGGCGCAGCCGCGGCCCGTCTGGATACGCTATTGGCCGACTACGACAGGATCAAGCCACCCGACGACAACACCATGCGGACGATTATGTCCGACGTAGCGAGAGAGGCGGCGCTTGAAAAGTCGCCGCTCGCCAAAGCGGCACTTATCGAAACCGGCAGGTATACGCCACTCGGCGAAAAGCTCACACCGCAGGCGCGCTCGTACATTAACCAAATGAAAGAAATCGCCGCCGTTATTCTGCGTAAGGAATCAGGGGCAACGATTACGGCGTCCGAGCTTGAGGATGTGATTCAGCGATACTCGCGCCAACCCGGAGACACGCCGGCCGACCTGGCACAGAAGCGGAAAAACTTGGGCTTGGCCGTCGAGGCGATCCGCGGAGAAACACGTCTTGGGGACGCCGCGGTAAAAGGCGCCATGCCAGACAAGAATGCCGAGCGGGCGGCGAGGAAGAAGGGCGGCGGCAAGAAACCGTCTGCGTCGATCGACGAACTCGTCGACCAGGCAATGAAGAAATGATGGATTATTTCCAGGGAAATGAAAGCGGCGTTTCCCACGCTGCGCGAATGAGGCGGATTACGCCCCAGCCGGCAAAAAACAGCACCACCGGAATAGCGAGTGCAACGGCGAATTGCACGACACCATTGATCACGTCGCCAAGATCACGAAGCTCCCTGGCGCACTCCAGAGCTTCTCGTTTTACGGCCTTAGACGCCTCGCGAATCATGACCCCAGGATAGCACATGTCGGAAGACAGAGAACGCGTCAAACAAATGTTCACGTCCCTGCGCGCCAAGGGGTTTGGGGACGAGGAAATCCTCGCGGCCTATGACCGGTGGAAGGCCAAGCAGGCGCCTGCGCAACCACGCAGCGCGTCCCTTGAACCGGATGTCTTTGCCGACAGACCAGCTGGACTGCGTATGCCCGGCACGGCGCAGGAAACACCGTCGCCTACGCCGCAGGCTGAACCCGGGGTCCTTTCGAGTATTTATCGTTCGATTGCGGCGCCATTGTTAACAATCGATCCGCGTGCCTCGGAAGAAGAAATGCGAGAGCACGTAAGGGACAGCGCCGCCTCGTCTGTTGGGCTTATGACTGGCGGGGCGACGAACGTCGCTCTCAAGGCGGCACCTAAGGCAATTGGCCCGGTAACAAAGGGCGTTGTTGGCTCGTATGTGACCGGCAAGGCCGCAAGGGCAGCTGGCGCTGATGCCGTCGGTGAGGATGCAACCGCGGCAGCGAATAACGAAGATGCAACGGACGCCGACATGCTTATCGGCGGGGCGGTTCCACTGCTTGGGATGACCGCTGCAGTAGGATCGGATGCCTTGCGCAGGATGAGCAAGTGGACCAAGCGCTATGGCGAAGCCAGGGAGGCCGGCGTCTTTAATCGCCCAGATATGAGAGGTGTGCCATCCAGCGAAGAAGGCAAGCAAATTGTCGCCGATCGCGCCCAGCAGACAATTGCTAAGAAGTCGATAGAAAAACTTAGGGCCGTCGGTGAAAAACACGAAGCGGCCAAGCTTTCCCTTGAACGCAACACGCCCTATCACGACTCTTCTCCGGCGATCGCCGCACTTGACGAAATAGCGAAGAAAAACACCACCGCAAGAACCGGGGCGATAAGAGACGATGCCCTTGACGCCGCAATTCAAGAGGCTCGTCGCCTTATGGACATTGACCCGGAGACGGGCCTTGCGCATATCGATGACCTCTTGGAGGCGCGGCGAACCTTGGCGGCGCGGGCGAAATACGGGAAAAATCAGACGCCAACCAGGGAAAACTTAGCGTACAAGAAAATTGAACGGGCAATCGATAAGGCCATACCGGACGAGATTAAAGAGATCGACGACGCATATCATGCCCAGGCAACCGAAAACGAGCGCCTAAACGACGCCCTCTATCGTAAGCGTGTAAAGAATGTTTCGCGCGGCGTGCGCGAAGATGGCACGCCGGACATTGATTCCGCTCTTGAAGAGGCAGGGGCCAGGCGCATCGCTAGATATGCAGACGATACACTCCCCTCGTATTCACAGCGTCGAGCCATGGAGCGTATCCGGAGGATGGACCCCGCATACGCGGAGCAACTTGATTTAGCCACCGCCCAAGCGGCGAAGATGGCAACGCTCCCTGGCGGTAATCGTGTGCAGGACACGATGTCGGCCCTTGTTAAGCAAGGGCAGATTGTTCCGTTCTTGCAGCAAAATGCGCGTGCTTTTTCAGCACGCGCCGCCGATCCGGCCCTGACGGCAACTCGCGATCTCCTGGCTGAACGCCCGCTGTCCGCATCCGTTGGCGCCATCATCAACGCCCGCCTGGCCGAAAAAGAGCGCGACGAAGAACGAGCCCGCAAACTCAAGAAGGGCGGGAAGCGCTAGTGGACATCGCCCGCGACTTCATCTATCGGAATGCCGAGCTTCGTCGCAAGCTCAGCAATGATCTCGTCGCTCACCGTGGCGCCGTCATCAATCCGATACCCAATCACATCGCCCTTATGGGTAACCATAAGGCTTACGCCGGTGGGAAACCCGCGCTTTCTCAGCGCCTCTACAACGCTTCTGATGTGTGCGGCCATGGGGCGCATACTAGCAACGAACTTACCCGTGCGTCTAAAAACAGCGTCGCCAAGATCATCCTCAAGGCGCATCAAGCAATCCCGGAGGCTTTCCACGAGTCCGCCGCCGACCATGCTCTGGGAGTGAATTTCAGCCGCACCCTCGGGTATCGCAGCGGCAACATACCAGCGTTGGCCATCGTCCGTATTGGCGCTGATGGTTAGACACATAGCCTAATTATAACACGAAGTTAGTTTTTAGTTTAGGAGCTTATAACTTATGTCAGTCGTTACTCACTTTACGCCCCCGACTCCGTCGGTGGCCAACAACGCCGTTAGTGTTGTTTTCGACAGCACCCGTTCCTTTGCGAGTGCGCCGTCGTCAACCACCGTCGGTGATTTCCGCGGCCGCCATCCAAGCACCCGCATTGCAGGCGTCGCCCTCTGCACAGACCAAAACGTCACCCTCCGCCTCGACTACCTCAAAAGCGATGGCACCTGGGTCACCGGCGCCAAAAGTCAGACGTGCACGGCCGGTACCGACCAGCCCATCGACTGGCTTGCGTCTGCGTCTGACTGGCGCGTAGTGGTCGCCAACGGCGCCACTGGCCCCACGGCGCTGACCCTGTACGGCTGGCACATCACCAAGGGCGATCGCGCCAGCGGAGCATAGCCAATGGCGATTGCCGATACCTCATATTTCCCACAGCGCCCTCCACCCGCCGACGCCAAGTACGTTACGCAGACTGCGGATTCAACGCTATCTGCCGAGCAGTCCCTGGGGACGTTGACCACCGGCCTATTGCTGAACACTGTCACCGGAAGCACCGGCGTACTTTCCAAGGCGACATACGGCACCGATTACGATATCCCACGCAACGTCGAGGAGACCGAGGCCAAGCGCGCCTACGAGGCGCTGGGCACTGCGAATCTAAACTTCTGGTTCTATCCGGTTTCATACGTTGGAACCGGCGGCATCGCTGGCGCCTCGAACAGCGGCAGCGGAGCCCAATCGGTGCAGGCGGGCGCGTATCAGCTCGCCACGGGCGCAACCGCAAACTCTTGGACGCGAATCTTTGCGTTTAACGACGGCGCCGATTTCGGGAAGAGCATTCGCACCGGGCAGAACTGGTACATCTCCGCGCGCTACAAGCTGACGACGGCTATCGATAACCAGGTGATCGCGTTTTGCGGGGCTGGCGACTCTGCCGGTGCACAGCTCGGAATGGGCGTTTTCGGGTCTACCAGCACAACCAATTTTCATCTCAGCGGGCCAAGCGGAACCGCCATCAACGGCGGCGTGGCCATAGATACCGCATTCCACACGCACCGTGCGTACCGCGTCGGCGCCACAACCACCTACCAAATCGACACTAGCACAGCGGTCACCGGTGACGTAAACATCGCGACCGATCTGACCCCGTATTGCTACATCCAAAACGGAACCACTGCGGCGGCCCGCACGATGCAAATCGTGTGGATCTGCGCCGCGAGCCCCTCCTTGTAATCATGGCGGAAAACAGCTCTGTCAGGGCGAAGCTCGGTGCTTTCCTCAAGGTTCAATCGAACCCTGCAGCGTCCGACTCGCCCATGGCGGAGGTGAAGCGCGCGGCATTCGACGCTTCCACTGGCGCAGCTCAAAACGGCCACGCTGTGATCGGCCTGGTACTTGGTAACGAGGGCACCGCCCAGGTACCAATTAAGGTCGATGCCGGGAACTACTCGTACACCTCAATTGGCGAGTTTGCCAAGGTCATCCCGATCGCTCTTTTCACCCCATACGTCCAATTCAATGGAGCGGGCTCGCCATCGGTAATTAACCGTTTCGCCGCCGTCGTTATCCCGCACACGGCCGTGTTTTCTAACGGCGCCGTCAGTATCACCAACGCGGCGACGCTCTACCTCGACGGCGCTCCTGACATCAACGCTGACGCCACGGTGACCGGCCAGAATCTGGCGATCTGGGTCGACGGCGACGACGTGCGCTTCGACGAGTCCATTTGGTGGGGGCAGGACGGGGCGCCATTTGAGGACGTGGTCGGCAGCGAAAACTCCCCCATCTCTTCCAATGGCCACTGTCGCCGACGGTTCAACAACGTCACCAAGGGCATGGAGCTTTCTATCGACGGTGAACAGTACCGCCCCTGGCCGATGGCTCTCAATTACTTTGAAAACTTCGACCCTCCTAGCCAGGAATACCCGGTTGGAGAGACGACCGTACGGACGGTTCTGCCGTCGTCGGTGTCCTCGCGAAAGGGGCAGTGGACGATCATCCCCCACCGATGGACCCTTCCTGCCGCGGTCAACGTCTCAGGCGGCCAGCTGCGACCCGGCATCCGCATCGAAGTGAATACCGGCTCTGCCCAGCTCTCGCAAAACACAGACACCAGCGGGGAAATACAGGTTGCCCGCGATTCGATGTACTTGGCTCTGGCCAACTCCTACACGGTTAAGTTGAGGCTCGTCGTCAACAACACAAGCGCGTCGCCACAGACCGCAGACATTGGGAACTTTCAGTGCGAGGCGACGTTTATCGGATAACCAGTGGCAATAGCTAATACCTCATATCATCCAGCGTCAGCCGGCGCAGGCGCAGGCACTGACGAGGCGTATATTACCGTCGCCACAGACGGAGATTTATCCAACGAACGGGCCCTTGCCGCCGAATCTGGCGTCCTGACCATCACGGATGGCGGTGCTAACGGCAATATAACCATTGGCGTCGCCACGGACGGCATCACTAACGCCAAGCTACGCAACAGCGGCGCCCTAAGCGTAATCGGGCGTAGTGCGAACAGCGCCGGCGACCCTGCCGATATTTCCGCTACTGCCGCGTCTGGGGCCGTCCTTCGCGAGTCGGGTAGCGCCATCGGCTTCGGGACAATCTCCACCGACGGCTACGCCGATAATTCCGTCACATACGCCAAGATGCAAGACGTCTCGGCGACCGACCGCCTCATCGGGCGGGACACCGCCGGAGCGGGCGACCCCGAGGAAATATCCGTCGGCGGCGGGCTAGAGTTCACAGGATCAGGTGGGATTAGGCGCTCGGCGCTTACGGGGGATGTAACGGCGGCTGCCGGGAGCGGCAGCACCACAATCGCAAATGACGCTGTCACTACAGCCAAGATCCTGGACGACAACGTCACATACGCCAAAATCCAAAACGTCTCAGCGACTGACAGGATCTTGGGCCGCGACACCGCCGGTGCCGGTGACATTGAAGAGCTGACAGTTGGCGGAGGTCTGGAATTCACCGGGGGCGGTGGCATACAGCGCTCCGCACTGACCGGCGACGTTACCGCCACGGCCGGCTCAAACGCCACCACTATCGCGAACAACGCCGTCACGAACGCCATGATTCGCGATAGCGCCGCCCTGTCGGTCATCGGGCGCTCGGCCAACTCAGCCGGGGACCCCGCTGATATCGCCGGTACCGATGGGCAGGTTTTGCGGGTCTCGGGGACGACGCTCGGGTTTGGACAGGTCGCCACGGCCGGCATCGCGGATGATGCAATCACCGCCGATAAGCTTGGCATTCTGACGACCAAGGGCGACCTGATCACATACACGACCCTACCCGCCCGTCTTGCAGCCGGCACTGACGGCCACGTACTCACAGCTGATTCCAGCCAGGCAGCAGGCATTAAGTGGGCCGCAGCGGCCGCAAGCGGTGGCGGGGCACGGGATCGGTATTGGGCAGGCACACAGGGGGGAGATCAGTATTACCGCATAGCTGGACTTAATGGGAATCGCACGCTCGCGGCCGGGGCCATGACCACCGGCAGATTATACGCCCTGCCGTTCTTTACCGGGTCAGACACTGTAACGATAACCAAGCTGACTATTTACGTCAGCACGCTGGCAGCCAGTGGCGTAGCGCGGCTGGGGATCTATAGCCCCACCAGCACGACCAACATGGCGCCGAGCGCGCTTGTTGTCGACTCCGGGGAATTCGCTACAACCACCACCGGGAAAAAGCAACAGACCGTAAGCGCAGCACTAAGTGCCAATACCCTTTACTGGGCCGTTGCCATTTTCGGGACCGCAGCGCCGTCGGTTGCGGCGATGGACTCAACAAACCACGCCGATGCGATGATTGCCATTGGGAATAATCTGCTGAACGCTACAAATACTGTTCAAATTGGGTTTTACCGCTCGGTCGCCTACGGCGCCCTGCCGGACCCGTTCGGTTCGGCCACGATTTTTTCATTTGCTGACATTGACCCGATACCGGCGATTGGCGTGGCCCCATAGGAGTAACTAATGCATGCGACGCCGCAGAAAACTGATAATTGGGAAAGTAATCACGGATGGGCAGCAGTTGCCATCCTCGCGATTGGCCTCTTTATTGGCGTGGCTAAAGGACCCGAGGATTCTCGCGGTCTTGGGAGCGCTCACGCTGCGGGGGCTAGATCGGCTGAGCGAGGAGATAACGGGAACGGTGCTGGTAATTGCAGTGGGCGGCAAGGCAACGCGGTGGACGGCGGCGACGGTGGGGAGACTTGTACAGAAGATAAAAGGTAAATAGCATGTTGAAGCACTTGGTTAGTTTCGCTGTCGGATGTTCGGTTTTTCTCTCTGGCTGCGGGACAGCCAAGGCTTATGCGACCCCGGCCACCACGGTAGAGGTCATCGAGAGCCGCGACGCTGGGCATACCCCGCCTTCGCAGCCGTTCGTACTGGAAGAGATAAACGCCTTTTCCATCGAGGCACTGATTGAGGAGCTGGACAGCGCCGTCAAAGCCGGCGCCAAGAGCATCACCCTGAAGATCAACTCGCCCGGTGGGTCCGTGTTCGCCGGGTTCGAACTGGTGCGAAAGATGGAAGAGCTAGGCGTTCCCGTCCACTGCAAAGTTGACGGGGCGGTCGCCAGCATGGCCGTCTACGTCCTCGAAAGCTGCACCACTCGCACCATGACCAAGCGCAGTTTTATGATGCTCCATGGCCCTGGGGCGTATGGCGAGATGGGCGGCCAGGCGCATGAGTTCGCAAACATGGCCGAGTTCCTGCGTATCCTGCAGGCGGCGTATGTCGCGCACATTGCGGACCGAGTCGGCGTAGACCCAGCGGTTATTCAGGCGAAAATCGACGGCGGCCGCGAATGGTGGCTGACGCCCCAAGAAGCATTGGCCGCGAAACTAATAGACGCGGTCAAATAGCAACTCTATGTTATAATTTAGCGGCCTAAAGTTTAATATGGCCGACGCGATTAAGGTCCCATCACCTAAAACGCTTGCCAAATACGGCCTAGATCAGGCTGGGTGGCTAGAGATTCTCGCCCGCCAAGGTGGCGTGTGTGCAGTGTGCAAGCGCGTACCAGCGTCCGGCAGGCTCTGTACAGACCATGAACACGTGCGCGGCTATAAAAAGATGCCGCCAGAGGAACGCCGCCGACGGGTACGTGGAATCCTATGTTTTTTCTGCAACCACTATTATGTAGGGCGAGCAATCACCGTCGAGAAGTCGCGGAACGTTTCCGCTTACCTTGAGGCTTACGAGGCGCGGCTTTCCTCCGTCTGGCTTCCTCGTTAGCTAGCCATTCTCTGGCGTCGTCTATCGCGCAGCAACGCCCGCACGCTTCGGGGCCTTCGCGCTTACAAGCGAAATCCCACTCATGTCTCGACTCGGCGGTAATCCGCCGCAAGAGTGTGATCGGCCCGCTCACACCGCCTCGATCTCAATATACGCGTCCTCTACCGTCGGATCTGACGCCGCATAGTCAACCCTGACGACAGGTGTCGTCCTATCTTCGTCGGCCTCGGCCTCGCGCAGTTCGCAGGTCTTAGCGTATGACTGAAATGCCGCCGCCACGCGCTCGGCCACGTAGGAATACAGAGCTTGTTGATCTAATTTATCGAGCTTTGCGATAAAGTCTATATAAACGCCAGGCGGCAGGCGCCGCCGCGAGGCTATGGCGGAGTGAAAGGCTGTGTCCGCCCAGCTTTTGGCTAAATCGATCATTTGTACCTCCCATAGTCCAGAAAGCCGAGAATTTCGCCTATTTTTCTCTTCCGATAATAGACTCCATCGCCCTCCCGTTCCCCGCCGTAGTCAGTATTCCCCTCAACGGTATGCACCTCGTGGTTACTGTTCATTTCGACGATTCCCGCGTGGCCCTTCCCGCCGCCCTTGTCGATAATGAAAATATCACACGGCCCTAGCTCCTTTACTCGTACGATATCCGGAGCCAGCTCCCACAGGCGCAAGACCCCAGATGTCCGCGGCAGCGGACTGCGCATATCTAGAATATCCGCCGCCTCTTGATAGCAGTAGCGCACGAACCGCACGCACCACGCTTCTCGTTTTGCCGGGTCGGCGCCGCAGGCCAGGTGATATTTGTCCACCTGGCGCCCACGGTTACGCGACGACTCGCGGACGCCTACCTGGGTCAGGGCGATTTCAAGCGCCCGCTCCTTGAGGTCTTGGTACGTGAACGGATTCGTCGCCATGCTATCCGCACCTCATCAGCCAACCACGCGGCTATCGCCTGTACCAGCCAGTGTTTCCGCATCCAGACACCCCTGGTATGTGAAGCCGCTAAGAAGCGTATCGAGCCCGATAACGCCCTCGAAGGCCTTGCCGTCGATTGAGTACGTGCAGCGCCAGACGCGTCCAGTGCCCGTTGGTTGCTGCAACATAATATGGATGCTGTTGTCATCCGCTACCCACCAATCGCATTTACGCGGCTGGTACGCCTGTCCCCGCAGCTCTGACATTGCCCTCGCCTCCCTTATCTTTGAATCATTGTTCATCGCGATAAACACAAACACAGGCAGCGCCACGAGGGCCGCTACCAGCAGAACGGTAGTCGTAGCGCCCATTGATTACAGCTCTTCGCGGGCGATGGAGTTGGCCCAACAGCTCGTGTTCCAATAGCCCCGCTCGTTTTTCTTACTTGTTACCGTCACGGTCGCGGTGACGTAGTCACCTTCAGAGAGCCTGCCGGCTGATTCCTTGACGCCATCTTGCCAGCAACGAAGTGCCAGCGCCGCCTTGCCAGCGCCGCCCTCATCGACGATTAGCGTGATCGACTTCGCATCCTTCTCAATAGCCGTTACAACTCCGGTCACTTTCGCGTTCATATCGATCTCCCTTGCATGTGTTCTGTTTCAGAAAAATGCCCCCTGTTTTGCGCTGGAAATGGTAACAGCGCTTACGGCCGGGGGCCCGCCGCGAAGAGCTACGCCGGGGAGGTAACGGCCGGCTCACTCTCAGTTGGCAATGCCGCCTTTGCAGCACGAGCCCCACGTGGTGCAAGGTTGGCGTTTTTGCCAAGTTCCCTACGCTCTTCTTCCAAATACTTCGCCCTTCTCGGGTCCAGGCGAATGCAGTTGGAGCATTTGCAGAGATTGTTCGTCGGCTTGCTCGAAAATGATTTGAATTCGATGCCGCCAAAATCAGAAACCAGCTCATCATCCATTGTTCTTACCTCCTAGCCAGTCGCTTACAGCGCCGTTTTCCTTGCCCGCCTTGCCATTGGCGTTGACCCATCTAAACTGTTCGATCTTCCCGCCGCCGCGTACGAGCCCCTTCTCCTCAATCAGTGGCAATAGGCCCGCCTCCTCTAGGCGCTCGATGCTGACGGAGCGCCGCCCGTTGACCATGACAGGGGCCCATTTCTTATTGCCGTCAATGATGCCGTCGTTCTCACGTGCGAAGTCCTTTAGGTGTGCCTTCGCAATCTCAAGCGCGTCCTCCATTGCCTTGACGACCCTAAGAGCCTCTGGAGCATTCTGCTTAGTCAGGCCAGCGGGGCGCGTGTACGGCGCAAGGGCGGTTTCGCCAAGCGCCGCGGGCATCATCCATGCTTCGCAATGTGTACGCCGATAGCACTTGTCGCAGTGGGGCCCGCGAACGGCTTGGTTACGGTCTCGCCCGACCGCCGCTCGCACTCGGTCCAAAATGGCCCAATAGTCGGCACCGTCGCTAAACCAGCGAGATAGCCGCAAAGGTGGATATTCGGTGAAGTACAGCCCAACGCGGAATCTCGGCGCGTTTCGTGCCATAGCCGCAGCCAGGCCATAGGTAAGAATCTGCAAGTTGTCATCTGGTGGATCCACCTTGTCGGGGTTACCGGTCTTGAAATCCACGTTGGTTAACGAGAGATCGTCGTGGGTCAACAGTAGGTCAGTCGTCCCTTCGGACAACGTCTCCCCTGTCTCTGGGTCGACAAGCGAAACCGGCAGCTCCGGCTCTGCCTTGGCGTGCTTCGGCATCGTCGCAAAGATAGACGCCAGTCGCGGATCGCCCTTCCGCGTGGTGATGTATTCGGCCATCGCCGAGTGAAACTTCGTTCCCGCCTCAGCGGCCGACGAGCCCTCGGCGTGTTCCTCCGACAGCTTCACTGCATAGCCGCAATGCTCGGCGAGTGGCAGCAGCGAAGGGCGGATTGGCTTATTGGCCACGGGCCGCCTCAATTAGCTTGTCAATCTCAGTGGCATACAGCTGCTTCAACGACGTGATCGTCCGGCCGGTTTTCTCCTGTGCCCACTTGGCGTTTTCGGCGGGCCCCTTCCCCAGTAGCTTGGCCAGCTCGGCCACCTTCGCCGTGGGGGCGGCGGCGGCCTCCTCTGCCGCCTTTTGCGCATTTAACATTCCGTCGCGGAAATCTTTTCCCGCTGGTGCAACATTGGCTCCGTTGCCAACCGCCGCCGGCGCCCTCGGCTCCGACGCCCCATCGTTGTCCTCTGGGGCCAAGCTGAGAATTGCCATAAGCGAGTAACGACGAGCGTAGGTAACAGCAGCGCCAAGTGACTGCGGGTCGTTCTGCCGAGCCGGCGTCAGCGGGTACAGGTACGGCCCAATTACTTCGCCGCTGGCGTGGAAGAGCACAGTCTCCAGGGCATGCCCGCCGTTGGCAGAGTCGCTAACCCCCTGCACTGGGATCAGGTCGTTGTCCATGAGCGCCCCAAGGCACGTGTCGTACACGCCTTGCAAGTCCACATATCGGCTCTTGAAGTGCGGATTTACCGACTCCTTAAGCAGCGGGCCCATCGCTTTGCGCGCTTTAATTAGCGCTGCAATTGCATTTTTCATCCTTACCCCCTAGTCGCCGTAGTAGTTGGGATCGTCGTCCAAATAAAAATCATCGTCGCCGGCTGGGCTGCGAAGCGGCTTGCGCCGGCTATCCATCCCGCAGTAGGTACAAAACTCTGGTGTCCCATTGAAGCCAGCCGACACCGTTGTGACCTGGTCGCACACCGAATGGAGCCAATCATGTTTGTCACCGAAGTAACCAAGGTCTTCCCACCCTGATAGCTGCTTAGTTCGCGGTCGTGCTGACATTGGCGATAGTGGCCGTGGGGTTTTTGTCGTTTTCGCGGATCAGGTCGGCAACCGCTTTCAACGATTCCGATACGTGGTCAATTCCGATTGAAAGGGCTTTCCGCTGTTCCGGTGAATTGTCGAATTGAGACGAGAGCACTTCGAAGGCCTCCGACATGCCCATTTTGAAAACGGCACACATTGCCTCGTCGCGAAGGTCCAGCTTTGCCGCCTCTAGCTCGGCCCGATGTTTCGCACCGAGCGCCTCGGCAACTTCAAGAACCTGCGCCAACTTCAGGGACACCGGATTGCCCGCCACGGCGCCATCACCACGAAAACCACTCTTCCATTCTCGCTTAGGAGCCATTCCCAACCACGCCTTGACCTTACTCCACATTGCCATTTGCCAACTATTTCGTTATTCAACATTACTATCTAGTGCCACCTTCGTTTCGCGGTTACATGTGCGCGCTTGGTGGCCCAATTGATCGCAATTACGGCAACGGACACGGCGCCTGGTGAAAAATATGTCCTCAACGGCATATTTCCGCCGCGAGCAACGCTCGCAGATCGAATAGTCGCCCGATGGCTCTTTGCAGTCTGTGCAAAGGCCGGCCGCACGCAATTGGCTATATCGCTCGCGCAGGTATTTCGCATTGTCGTAGCTCATGGCGCTTCCTCCGCTGATTCTTCGAACGTCATAAATTCCGCATGCCATTGCACCGAGACTCGTCCAGTGGGCCCTCCACGGTGCTTAGCGACGATCAGCGACGCCGGTCCGCTGCCGCTGAGCATTTGCGGCCGGTGCGGGAATATCACCATGTCCGCGTGCTGCTCGATTTCTCCGGAGTCGCGCAAGTCTGATAGCACTGGTTCGCGCCCGTCCTTTTCGCTGGCTCGGTTGAGCTGCGACACCAACACCACCGGGCAGTTGATGTCTTTCGCCAGGGCCTTCGCCGCCCAGGCCATGCGGCCGACTTCAAGAGCGCGTGTTTCGGCCTTGTCGGTGCTGCGAATCAGGCCGACGTAATCAATTGCGACAATCGCCTGTGGGGCAGGGTTTTGCGCCCGCCAGCGCTTAGCGTTCGCCGTTATCTGCTGCGCCGTTAGTACCCTGTCGTCAACCCATAGGGGCAGGGACGACAGCCTGGCGCAATGCTGGTGAAGGGACTTGAATTGCCCGTAATCGATTTTCCCGGTGCTGATTGAATGGACAGAGAGCCGGGCCTCGGCCCCGACGATTCGCTCCGCCATCTCCGTCGCGGACATCTCCAGTGAAAACAGAAGCCCCGGGACGCCGCGCTTCGCTGCCCGCCATAGCAAATTGCCGACGAAGGCTGATTTACCGACGCCTGGGCGCGCCGCCACTACGACCAGCTGGGGCGCCTTGATGCCGCCGATCATGCGGTCGAAAGAGCCTATGCCGATGCTGACCCTGTGCCCCTCCGGGTTCCTGGCCCTGTCCTCAACCGCCTGCATAAGCCCGCCGAGGGTCTCGCCCAGCGGGCGGGGCCCGCCTACCCCGCGAACGGCTAGGTCCGCGATGCGAAGCTGCGCTTCAGAAACCAGCTCGTCCGCGGATGCACCGTTATCGCCGGCCCGCTCGGTCAGCTCTGCACAGAGGCTTATAAGCCGGCGCAGGGTCCCA